TAGCTGACCCCATTGAGGCAAATTTCCTCAAAGGAATTATGGTACCGTCAGGCATCTTGGCTCTCGTTGACCTACAATCCTCAATGAATTTAAGGAAAGTAGGGCAAGAACCTCTAAAGATGCTTCTAACAAGGTCTAGATCGACCATGTCGGATGCATCCTTAAGATCTATGGTAGCTAAGCTACCATCGATACTGCCAAGCCGTGCAAGATCGTTATTAACGGACTGGTCCGTAAAACGGATGGACTTGAAACCGAATCTCTTCGATTCCAAATACACCATCAGGGGCTTAGCTATACTTTGCTGCATTAGCATCATATAGCTCGGCTCAACTGATATCGTACGCGGAGTTTTGAGGGTTTTAGGGACTTGAACAACCCTTACGGGGAGTTCCTGCTCTTCCGTGTGGAAGTTGATACCCATAAGGGCATCAGAATCCTCACGTAGAACAGCGTGGTACGAAGCTGGAAAACTAGTTTCAGCTCGTACCGGCCAGGACCTGACAGAGTAGCGCGAATTGCGTTTCTCTCGTTCAGATGTAGCTCCGATCCCAAAGATGCCCGGATGACAATATAATATCTCCGAGAAATCTTCAAGATCAGACCATAAATACCCGCAGATACTGGTAAAAAGACCAGCATCCAGAGGTCGCTTATGGCTACGCCAGTCCACCTCTCGATCATTGGTTATGTACCTTTCGTAGGCAGCCTTGATACGCTGCTTCGAACAAGGTAGCTCGACCTTCTTAAAAAGGCGAGTTACTTGTCGAATTGCAAATATAGCATCTACGTCCGGTTCGTCCAAGATCGAACCATCGCTAGAGAAAACACGTCTGAAGAAACCTTGCAGCAATGCAGGGAGACTTCCACCGCGTTTCCATGGGCGAAAGCCCACGAAATCGTTAGGTGTGAGATGTCCGACAGCTAAGCCTTTCAGCAAAGCATCGTCGAGTCGGGGTAGAGTAATCGTAAGAAAACTCATCCCTTCTTTCTCATAGCGGCTACAGATTTCTCTGTAGTCCAAGTCGATGGTGTCTGTCAACTGCAGTCCTACGTCGAGTAGGACCCGTTGAAGGAGCATGGTCGGTTTTTTCATCACTTCCCTTTCAAATCTTAGGGTGTGGTGAGACCGTACGTATGCTATGAGCCTTACAGCTCTCCGCCCAAAAGCTTATCCCGATTCGCATTGGTAAACCAAGCGATGATCGCGGCAGTAAGATAGCCGAGTTCAGTATCGGAAAAGCCCCAAGTCGGCTCGTCAACGACGATCATTACGGAGCTTGAAATCTCCTTGTTGATCGCCGAGATCGGGTCGGCCGCAATCTTCTTCTGCGTGAGGCGAACCTCACGCCGGCGACGATTGCTGGTCTTGTTCTGTCGAACATCGAACTGAAAAGTTCCATCCGCAGTGGTAAAAGTACCAATGCGATCGGGCGCAGTCGTCCCCTGACGGGGCATTGACTGTGCTACCGAGTTGACAGTAACAGATTGTGGGTCGGTAAACATACGTAATCTCCTATTCCATCTAAAGGGAATGAATGTTTAACACCATTCATTTTGACGCGTTTCACAACGAGTCACATCATGGTACCGCCTAATGCGGCCAGGATGCCCGCTTGACCAGGAGATAAATCCCCTTCCGTCAAACCGAAACCAAAAGGTGAAGCTCCAAGTCGACATTTCAAAACTTCGACTTTGAGTCTTCTGGCAGTGATAGCGGAACCAGCCCCATTTTTGGACTGGTACACACCTTGAGTCCCGATAGATTCGATTGTAAGCTCTTTTTCGCGCATAATATACGCGTAATCGAACCACACTCGATCGGCTATGTTATCACTTATGGCATCGAACATGTTGCCAAGGGTGCTAAAGTAGCCTTCTAACCAGGTCCAAGGTATGACGTTATAAACGGCCGAAGGACTAAGTTGTAACCCGAGAATTCGGCGTTCCATATTAGCCTTCCAACCATCATCGCGTGGGCCAGGTGGTAGCACATAGTGCGACTTCCCTGCACACCACACGTTAAGATGGTACCGTTTCATGACAGTTGACGTAGCTTTGGGCCCACCGTAACATTGTGATACGTGTAAGGGCCTTAAAGCTGGATGGTTATTGGTAGTGTATGTTCTATTGAAAATACTACTACCATTACCATTTCGGTCATTGCCTTCAAAGGCAAGATACCTACGTCGCCTGACACCTCTGCCTTCGTCACGAAGCATCTGTTTGAACCGCTTTTTGCGATTCGCGAAAGCTCTCACGAATGAGAGTGTATCACGAAAGAGAGGTAGCCAACCAAATTGCAATGCAAGATGGTAGCGTCCCAATCTGTTCATTACAGAATACCTTCGGTGCCTCCTCATTCGCCGAAACATCTGCTTAAAACGCAGCTGTAAGGCCCGAGGGGCACTCCTTAGCTCTGCAAGGGCAACAACAGGTGAGAAATCTGGAAGATCCGGTTTAAGAGCAGCATACGCTTGAGCACCATATGACATGGTGTTCTCGGTAGTCTCCTCCGTATTCGGATCAGTACCGAAGTACCCAGTATCCCACGCTGAAGCGCCTAACAGATCGTCCTGGTCGGTCATATAATATGCACCGACATAGGCTTTTCCAAGCCCAGAACGATATGTTGTCGCGAAATCACCACTCCATGTGGTGGTTCGCTTCCGCATGAGCCAAGGACCGCCCGTGCGGTATTTCCCGTCACGGGATCGTTTGTGATTTTCACTAAAGTTACAGCCGGCACGTAAGAAAGAACGACCCGAATAAACACCACCAGGTGGGTTATCCGGGTTTGTCCAATCATAGTACTGGCCCATAACGTCTACGTGCTCTTCTTGCACGAGATAAGTGAATTCACTCACGATACTTTCCTTTTGGTTGGAGGGTCCCATCTCGACACGGTGTTAACCGAGATTCTGCAGACAGGTCACCCATTGACGGGTGAGGGCCGTGAGGCC